ATTGCTTAGACTCTAGTATTGTGTATTTCGTTGTGCTTATCCCGCTTCGCTCTTCAGTATCTTCAAGAGCGGCTTGAAATTTTGCAAGATTCTCGGCTTGCCATTTGTCGTAGTTCTCGCGGTCATGATCATCACTGTAAAACCAGCCTTTACGACGGGCAAAACCCGTTTTTACGCATCTCCAGTATAGATCATCATCATCTACGGCCCAGCCAAGATACTCATTAGAGTATCCATTGATTTCTCGGTATGAAGCCTTGTCAAATAAAGTCACACCGCCAAAAAATGCACGATATGGCATTTCCCATCCGAACTGCTCAACATAGTGTGCTAAGTGAGTCGGCATTGTGACTGGTGAATAGTCCGCGTCTTTGGCGTACATATCCACATCATGAAAGCAAAAATAATCAGCATGCTGAGATTCTAAAAACCCGATATTTTTCATCATGCCGGTATTAAAGAGCTTGCCTTCTTCTTGCTCGACAATCGTAATTCCAAAGTCTAAGCCCTGACTCTCAAGCACTTTAAATAAGTGAGGCACTTGCTTACGAATGTGAGCCTCGCGATTGCGATAGGGAATAATAACTTCAAGTCTCATTCTAGATTCTCCAATACATAAAACTCCGCTTTTACCATCGCATCGTTAAGACTCATATTCCGGAATCTAAGCTCCAAAGCGTAGCGGCCTGTTACCTTGTTAGTTAACTTCAGCTTCCATCCCGAACCCGCGAGAAACAGACGCGCCTCGAAAGGCACGCCGTTTTTCATGATCTCGGTCTTGAAGTCTTTGTCTTTGATCTCTTCCCAGTCAAGGGTAGGCATCTCATCAAAATGATCATCAAAATGGTATAGCATCGGGAACCTCTACAGGCGCTGGCTTGTTTTCATAAATCTTAGCGAGCTTGATACTTGTAATGTATCCAATCCCGCCTTCTTTCTTTTGATATTCCTTACCACCGACAAAACCTTCTGCAGTTACTTGCATTCCTACTGGATAGCCTCGCATGAGTTCGACCTTGTCATTGATCGCCTCAAACTTGATAAACTCAGGATACTTGCTTGTCGAGTCCTTTACCACGATCTCTGCTTTGGTAAATTTATCGGAATACTTTACAGGCGCTCCGACATACACTACCTCGCCGCTAATCTCAATCTTTGCCATTCTCTTCACTCCTTGATATGTACAACCATGACTTGCCGATTATTTGCAAGTCCGCAAAATATGTATCTACTGCTTCTCGCACTGTCTCATGCGTCGTATAATCATGACCGCCGATCATTCCGCCCGGCTTGAGTTTCGGTAGCCATAACTCAATATCAACACAAACCGAGTCGTAATCATGCGAGCCGTCGATAAAGATAAAGTCAACGCTATGTTTCTTGAATTTCTTGGAAGCTTCGCCGCTTGTCATATCCAAAGTCTTGACTATCGACTTAACAGGCTCGATATTCACTAAGTACTGACCGCGAAGCTCACCACTCTTACAAGCGAAGTCGTAAAAGTCACTTACGGGGTTGCGATGCTCTTCAGAGCCGAGAAAATGATCTACAGCATAGTAGGTAATTGCCTTGCCGGAATTCAGGATCTCAACGCCTGCATAAGCTGCGCTCTTGCCTTTCCAAGCTCCGATCTCTACAAACTTTGCGCCGTCTTCGGCTTTGTCAATTGCTAGCTTGATGATCTCTTCGTAGTCAAACCAGCCTTGAATGTTTTGGTAGTAATGATTCATAAGTGTAATATACTCAAATATCTATGGACTTTACAAATTCTTCAAAATTTCTTATTATGCAATATCGATATCCTGCATTCTCTACTTGAGACTGCCACCACTTTTGGCGGTCTGTTTGCCGACCAGTCGGAGTCTTAAATTCCAAGAATATCGGACCGCTCTTGCTTAGGTAGGTCATATCGGCAACTCCAGAGATCATACCCATCACCTTAAGTTGAGCGCCTTGCCTCGCGTCGCGGGGGTTATTGTGATTCATGTACAAAAGCCCGCGCTCTCTTGGGCAATTATTCCAATGCCATGTAAAGCAGTGCGCTTGTAATTGTTGTTCAGTCATTCAGCAAATAATCCATCATTGCGTAAAACTTCGGACTCCATCTTAGTAACTCTGCAAGCCAAGCGAATAGCATAATACGCGCCGTATCGTGAGACACGCCGTATTCCATGACTATGTCATCTATCATATCGTTAAGCCATTGCTCGGTAGTCATCTCAAATGTCCTGTCTTGTCTTTGTGTATGAATAGCCAGCCTTTTGCATATCCCATCGCATCTCGGTAGGCCTCGGCTTCAGTTCTAAGTTTGCAGAGGCTTTGCAGAACATAGAGAGGATGCAATTTACCAGCCTTGGTTAGTGCGATCCAATCCTGAAGCCCGCCCGTCTTCGCACGGGTCATAGCCTCATGCTTTGTCAATATAACTAACTCTTCTAGAACTTCGCGCTCTGTTTTCGGAATAAGTTTTCCACACTCCGAGCACACGCGAGCGGATGCGTATAGGAACGCATCGCACTCAGGACAATTCTTGTAAACCGCTAAGCCGTCGCGCTTCTTTTTCGGCGGCTTGGTCCAATCTCTCGAATCGTCCCACATTCCAAAGCGGTAAAGGTTATTCCCGAAGTCCAAAACTGTAAATTTGTCCTTACCCTCGCAAGTCCTTGACCCGCGTCCGACCATCTGCAAGAAAAGCGGAAGCGACTTGGTAGCACGGTATAAAATTACCGTCTCAATACTCGGCTCATCAAAACCCGTCGTAAAAAGCCCTACATTGATCAAAATGGCTCCGTTGGTCTCTTTATACCACTTAAGGGCGTTTCGCCTCTCCTCGCGCCCCGCAGACCCGTTTAACGCGATCGTAGGGTGTCCCGCATTGTCGAACTCTTGGCGAAGCTCTTCCGCGCTCTTCAAATTCGGCGCAAAAGCTATCGCCTTGGTATTCGGAGTCCACCTCTGGTAGTTCTGAACCGCTCCCTTAAATATCTGCATTCTTGAATACTCATCTCCAAGGGAATCAGCATCAAAGTCGCCGCCTTTGGTTTTTACCCCGCTCAAATCGATAGGCACGGAATAGTATGAAGGCTTAGCAAGGTAGCCATCAGAAATAAGACTCGGAATAGTCGAAGCCTCTACCATGTGAGTATACAGGTCAGTCAAAGGCGTTCCCTTCCCCTCTCGGTATGGCGTAGCAGTCGCTCCAAGCACTAAAGCTGAAGAGGGAAGAAGAGGGAAAAGCTTGTCGAATGTACGCTTATGGCATTCATCAAATATGAATAAATCCACCGAGTTTAGCAGTTCGCTGTAGATCCGCTGTTGTGCCCTGCGGTAGATTGTCTCGATCATAGCCACAAAGATTCGCTGACTTGAGTTGACTCTGGTAGTCTCGGCTGTAATGAGTTCCGGAACGATCGCAAGGTTATTAAGCGCTCCGCCTGCTTGCCATAAAAGCTCGCCGCGGTCGGTCAAGATCATGACTCTTTTGCCTTTCTGCAGTGCGCCTTGAGCGATAGCTGAGAACATAACCGTTTTACCTGCTCCGGTCGGAGCGCAAAGAATTACAGCGCGGTGTCCATCGGCAAAAGCCTTGCGTAGTTTGTCGATTGCATTTTGTTGATAGTTTCGTAGTGTTGTCATGTTGTCGGGTTGTTGTCGGGTTTGAAAACAAACCTGACAACACTTAAGTTATTAAATATCAATTACTTATACTATTTGTTGTTATGTTGTTAAGTATATTTATATATATATATAGGAATATAGTACATGATATTATATACACACACATATATATATTCTATAGCCTAATAGGGGGCTGTTTTTTCCTCAACCTGACAACACCCTGTTTTTGAGGCTATTTGCGAAAATTAGCCATAATAGTTGTTGTCAGGTTTGTGTTGCAACCTTTCTTTTACCCAGTAGCAGCGCATAACTTTACCATTTTTGCGCCTCGCGCCTTTCGGAAAACCTAAATTTTTCATCGCGATTCCGATCCGAGTCATGTTAAAATGCAACTTTGTAAACTGCATCATATGAGATACAATTTCCGTTGTAGTCCACCAGTGAGAGTCGATATCCATGTCAGTCTTCTCGAAATACATGAGAATCGCCTCTTCAACTGTATCTACTTGCTCATTGGACTTTGCAGAGTCATTAAGCAGTTGAATATCCTGTTTTTCCAATTGCCAAGAGGTATCACCTTCGCTTTTGTAGATGTGATAGGCTTCCATAAGCAAGTCCACCTTATCAATCGCTTTAAATGCTTGAAAGTCTATGGACTTGACATTGATAGGCACGATGCGCCTGTTTCCTGTAGGGTCGTTTATGATCTCGGAATCATTCGAAGTACCACAAAGCACGGCGTATCGCCTGAAGTCTTGCGTCCTGCGGCCGTATGGTAGTCTCATGTTGAACCATTGCTTTGAGGATATGTCTTTTAAGTGCTTGTACTCGCTTTTGCTTTTGCCGGAAAACTCATCATCGCATAGAATCAGCTTTGAAGTCATTAGCATGGCATCGTCTTTGCCGGAATCGAGCTTAGACTCGCCGTAATAGTCTCTAAGCTCTTCAGGTAGTAGCCATCTAAAGAAGTTGGTCTTACCTATGCCTTGGCCTCCGACAAGCACCAGGATCAAGAGTGAGTAGGTGCCGTGCATAGATGCGACAATTGATACTATCCACTTGCGAATAAAGATAGTTGCAATTGCCCGTGCGTTCTCTTCAGTTTCGCCATCGAAGTACGGCGTAATGCATTCTGCTAGCTTATCTATGCAGTTTTGCGGTGTTTTGTCTTGATGTTTTGCGAAAAACTCGGTAAAAGGGTTGTAAGAGGGCGTTGCATCCGAGTTTATGATATCTTCGACCGTGCTCTTAGCGCATCTAGAGCCTAGGTTATCGGCGATCTCGCCCCAAATGGTGTTAACATCCCAGTCGGTAAGCGGTCGGTCTTGATATTCGACAATACCGGTCACTTCATTACGCTTGAGGCCATATGTAGCCAGCGCCGCGCGGATTTCGGGTAATAGATTCGCTTGTTTCTCTTTGGTAAGCTCCGAGCGTGGTATTGCAAGGGTTTGTTCTGCTATGTCTTGAGCTATCTCGGTAGCTATTCCGTCTTGCTTGGCTAGTTTGGTTACTGATTCGACAATCTCGGCATCCGATTTGAATCCTTGCAGCATTTGCGCTTTGGTATAGCGTTCTACCTTTCGGCTTTCATCGGTTTGTATCTCAATACCGGCATCTTTGCACTTGTAAAAAAAGGTATTGATACGCACGCGGCCTTTACCCGACTTGAGGCACTCATTATATTTAGCATCGCACTTTGTAGCGTCGTATTTTGTGCCTTGTTGAGATATGCAGTGGAAATAGTGACGGCCTTGCTCGCCGTATTCCCCTGCTAGTGCAAAGCCGATTTGTATCCAATCAAAGTAAGAATCTACCAGGTCTATACCACGTGATCCGATTTGAGTAAGAATATGATCTATATCGGACTTAGTATGTGGATAATACCGACGCGCCTCTGCTTTTGGTTGTTTTAGGTATCTTTTGAAGACTTGAGTCTTGCCCTCGCGCTTGTAAAGGTGAGGATCGAAAGATACAAAGCGAAGTCTAGAGGTATCCTTACACGCGGGATCGCAAATAAGGTGATAACTATCGGCTAAGTGCTTTTCGATGGCGTGGTAGGCCTCTAAATGCTTTGTAGGCTCAATTAAGAAGTATACAGCATAGCCATATCCTCCGACTGATCTATGGTAAGCATAAACATAAGGATCGGCCTGCAGTTGCTCGATTTGCATTTCAGGATTATCTTTGTCATCGATATCCATACAAAGAATACCAGAATGAGCCTCTAAAGCATCTGCTTTGCGTTCGGCGAACTTACCTGAGGGGGAAATTGCAGGTAGCTTACGCTTGAATGAAGCGCGGTCATCGCCTTGCGGTAAGTTACGGTACTTGAGTACTATATCTTGCCAAGTACCGTTCTCGACTGCTTGCAAAAAGAAGTCAAGGCTCATAGTCTTCGCGGCTTTGGTTTCCCGTGTCGAATTAAAGAAAGAGATAGTAATACTCATGCCTTGGCCTTGCGAATAAGTTGTAAGTAGATTTCGTTAAAGTTCGGATCTAGTATGCGTTCGTGTTTTATATTTCGGGCTGCAATTATAGGCAATTTACGATCGCAATTAAATATAAAAGCGATATCCGTCATTGTAAAGTTGAAGTCTTGATAGCATATTGTTATGGCCACATGACGCGCGAAGCTTTGTCGCTGGTGAATATGCTGAACTGATACGCCGTAATAGTCTGCGACTACTTGAATAACCCGCTCGGATACTTCATAGAGCTCGGCGGTGTTCAGTTTTCGAACACGCCCGCGTGGTTTCTTTGTTCGATTTCCGAACAATTCCTCGCGTTCTATTTTAAGAATCGCTGAAAGCGGTAGCGTAGCCAATGGCTTAGGGTTTGTATCTTGCGCGAGGTCACTAATGTGACCGATCGGATGTAAGGGCATATTTTTTCCTCTATATAATATCCGACTTGTAAAGTAGTTTCACGATCTAAATTGTTCATGTCGAGTCCAAAGATAGTCTTCGATTTTTTGCGCTGTAAGTTGCACTTGCGAGTATGTATCAAGTTCATCCATAGCCGCGTAAATATGATGCGAAAGAGTCGAGCGATTCATGTCTAAGTATTCGGCTATCATGGATGATGTGAGCTTCAGATATACGGTCGCAAAGAATATAAACATCCGCTTTGCTGCTATTAGCTCTTGGAATCTGACTTTATCACGAAGCGTGTGTTTTGTCGGAAAGTGTTTAAGTACTTCGACTTCAAGACCAGAAAGCTCGGCGTATGGGTACTCAAATGCAAAGTCCATGCCTCGTTTCATAAAGTGAGCGCTTTTAGTTTTCGGATTAAACTGAGCGTATTGGATTTGCGGTCTCTTTTGTTTTGCAAAGTAATAATCTGCTAGGTTGTTTTTAGTTTTTATTGCTTGTTTGGTTTTGCGTTCGAGTTCTTCGCGTTCCTCTCGAAGTTGTTCTGATAGGCTTTTGCCTTTGATGAAGGGGGAGGCTAGGCCGTCCCCTTCGTCGTATATCATATTGTGATTCATGCGAAAATCTCCTCTTGAACTTTGTCTTTGAATCTATTCTTTGCCTCTTTTAAATTTAGTATAGCTTGTTTAAAATAGCTATCCTTTAATTCTATTCCGATTGCTTTGCGACCAAGAGATACAGGAGAATATACTTCAGATCCGACTCCCATAAATGGAGTAAGTACGACTTCGCGTGGATTGCTATATAGTTCTACTATTCTATCAATCACATCAAGTTGTAAAGGATGTACATGTTTTTCATCGTCTTCATCTTTTGAGTCTCTAAAAGGCAAGACATTATCTATGCGGATATCATCCCATACAGAGCTCGCATATCTTTGCCATGTTAAATGAGAAAGTTTATTTCCCGAAGGATCACCTTCATAGTCTTGCCATTTCTTTTTAAAGTCTTTGTAATTTCCGTAGGTCTCTTTGTGAGCTTCTAAAAATGGAGTATCTCCAAAGTATTCAGTAAGTCCACATGGATGAGTAACTGGTACTTGATTCTCACCAGCCTTAGTAAATATCAATACATAATCCGGCATTGCTGTAAAGCATTTTGTAGAATCTTCTACAATGAATTTATGCATTAAAGATTGTACCATTGTGCGCATTCTGACTTTTAGAGGTTCCTTCCAAACTGTAATACGATTACGATAATAAAAATTATATTTTTCATGTATTCTAATAATCTCATGAGGGAAGTCCCATAGATAACATCTATTATCAAAAACATCCGTACAATGTACTGCAGTGATTCTACCAGGCTTAGTTACTCTTGATATTTCTTGGACTAGGTATTCATATTGTTGTAAAAACTGCTCGCGAGATTCGCAATTACTGAAGTCGTTTTCATGAGAGCTGTAATTATACAGACCTGCAAAAGGCGGTGAATATACGCTTAAATCTACTGAATCATTTGGCAATGTGGGTAATACATACATACAATCAGAATTATAGATTGCATAGTCTTCGGTTACGACTTGTTTTTTTATCATGATATTAAATGAATGATGGTAATGAAATTTCTTTATTAAATTCTTTTCTTTGGATTGTAAAGTCTTGACTAGTTTGCTGAGTGAGATTATTAAACATTTCGATAGCTCTCTCTTTTTTTATCATTAGACTCTCCATGACTTTAGTCTGACCATCGGACAAAATAAGATCTACATATACTGGTCTTTTTTGTCCAAATCTCCAAAAGCGTCGAATAGCTTGGTAGTATTGCTCGTATGAATAAGTCGGAAAATATGTAGTGTGATTACAGTGCTGCCAATTAAGACCGAATGCAGTTATAGAAGTCTTTGTGATTAGTTTCTTAATATCACCAGCGCTGAAAGCGAGTAGTATCTCTTCTTTCTTATCTATATTCATATTACCTTTGACTTCAAGTGCTGTTTTGTCAAGTTCTCCGATAAGACTAGCTTCATCATTAAGATTAACCCAATAAACAGAACATTCATGACTATTTGCTTTTTCTACAGCCTTTTCACATCGCATATTAAGAGTAGCTCTTACTTCAGCTTTGATCTCTTTGAATCCTGTAGCCGGTATTGCAAACATTGTATTTTGACCATCGATAGCAAGCGGATCGCGATTCTCGATAATAGTTTCAGTTTCGAATAGTTCCGGTAAAGTATGTTTGTCATCACTGAAGCCATAGTCCGAAGGTTTTCGCATTGAGATACTCCAAGATGCTATCCATCTCCAAAAGTCTTTCTCTGCGTGTGCTTTGAGGTAAAACTCTTCGCCTTGTCTTGCTTTACTGATTTGTGATAACTTGGCTACATTATTTTGATTATTCTTAAAAAACTTTGTAAGCATATCCATATAGCCAAGATATCCAAGAGCTTCAGAACTAGTACCTAGTTCTATGTAATCATTAGGACTAGGAGTAGCGGTAAATAAAAATCTATATTTTACTTTTTTAAGAAAAGCTGTAATAAGATTTTTAGTTGCGCCTTCAAAGTTTTTAAGAATACTAGACTCATCAAGAATAACGCAATCAAATTTACTTGAATCAAAGTTTTCAAGTCTTTCATAATTGCATACTACTATCTTACTTTTGAAGTTACCATCTTTGCTATATTCGATATCATCTATCCCAAATTTTTCAGCTTCTTTGATAAACTGAAAAGCGACTGCAAGGGGTGTAATAATCAATACGGGTTTATTGGTTGCTCTTGCATAATTAGTTGCAATGGTTAACTCTATTATCGTTTTGCCTAGACCTGTATCTAAGAATACAGCGCATCTACCTTTTTTTATAGCATATTCCGATACATACTTTTGGTAGTCGAACATACCTTCAGTAATGTAATTAGTATCAATGCCATAATCAATAGAGCTATGCTTCTTAGACTCAAGAAACTCCGCGTAATTCATTTTACATCCTCAAATTCTTTAAAGTATTTTTTAAGTGCTCGGCGGAATAGTTCTCTTTGTGAGATATTTTGCGCTCTTGCAAGTTCTCGGAATCGAGCGGCCATTGCGTTTGGTAACTTGAGAGCAATCGGCGTAATACCTTGTCTTTCATCTGGTGTGAGTCCTTCGCCTTTGCTCTTTTGGTATCCGATTGCAGTTTTCTCAATTACCTTGCGTTCTTCTCGCAATTGCTGAGACAATGGCACGCCGGGCTTAAGTGAAGTCTCGATCCCGGCGACTTCTTTGTATAGGGCGGAGATTTTCATGAATTAACTCCTAGATCAACCCAACTGCAAACTTCTGGCTTATCATGTCTCTGCGCCCAAACTCCTATTCTATCACTATCAATCTTTCTGAAATATCTATTTGCTATTACTATTAACTGTTTTGCTATAGCATAATCATTATCTTCCAATAAGCAATAATCATCCATATTAAAAGCTGTTATATTAATAACCATGTCATAATCACTAGATCTTTCCATTTTAACTCGAACATCAAAAATATCAATTGGAAATGAAGTACAATATCTAAGATACTTTACAAATTTAGCAGTCCTATCATCTGTTTTTCTTGCATGATGATTTTCTCTTTTTTTATGTCTAACTTTTTCCAATTGATTAGTATTTATGCAATAGTATTTTACTGAATCTTTTGTAAATCGCAATCCTTTTACCGTTCTATATCCTTTCCTATTTAGATATTTAGCAAGTTCAGATGCTTCCTTATTTCCTCTTATTTGTGCTATTATTTTTCTTCCTTCCTCAACAGATTCAAATATCTTTATAGTATTTTGTTTTATAGTACTTTTGGTACTTAATCCTAGTAACTTGGCTATAAACTCCTTAAACATATCTCATCTCCAATAAATAATTAAATAAGAACTGTATTTTCTTTCAATTGCAAAACTTCTTCTTTATCAAGCCCTCGAACTAAGATATACTCATGCAAGTAGTGTATCATGTTTCGGACATATTCGTAATTGTACGCGGGTCTCGGGAATGAGTATTCCGCTTTGTTTTTAAAGTCCATGGCTTCAGGTGAATCGAACTCGAATATCTTGTAATGCACAAAGGGCGCGTTGAATAGCTCGCAATATACACGCCATTGTATTGAGCTGTAATAGGCATCGAAATTGATTGCACTATACTTGGTTTTGATTTCTACAACATCAAGCCCGATAAGTTGGTCTGCCACGCCTGTTACTGATATATCACCGAATTGAGTACGAAATACTTTGCGAACTTTGTACTCAAAGACTCGCGAGCGATAATCCATGCAAGCTCTCGCGTCTAAGATGCATTCATTACTAAACTTGCCCTCAAACTCTTGAGGCGAGTCAGTCTGCATCATTTCGTGAAACTCGATGCCTCTTTGCATCATTGCATTAGGTGGATCGAGTCTAAGTAAAGAGCGCTCGAACTGCTCAACTGTAATCATGCCATCAAGAAAGCGGCGGTATGATTCGAGCTGGGTAGCACTAATTTTGATCATACATCCCCCTGCAAATATACTAGCTTGTAATACGCTTCGGGCGTGCAGGCTTCTTTCAGTTTTGCGCCCGCCTCGAATGCTTTAATAATTTGCTCGCGTTCCTTTGCTAAAAGGTTAACTGTTTGGAATCTTATCTGCGATAGTACCTCGCCTGGAGTCCGAGTCACTGAAGCCTCATAATATGCGAAGTCGAGTGATTGTCGTAGGGTCTGCATTGCGGTTTTACTCATGGTCGCCTCCGTAGGTTTCTAGTAAATATTTTGCTCTGCAAGTTTTAGTAATTGCATTGAATTGATCTTGACTAATTTCAATTTCTTTAAATCCATCATTTCCGATATTGAAATTCCAATTATTAGACGTTGCAAACTTTGCTATTGTAGCCATAACATAGCGTCCTATGCCTTGCCATTTATGCCATATAATTGCATGATTTGCAAAGTCAGCAAGTACCCACACAATTTGATTCTTTCGGAATCTTTTTGTTTGCTTTTGGGCTTTGAACATTTTAACCGCTGTTTGCTTACTCATGATATTCTCCATATAAAATAAATTTTATCAAAATCGCCGTCACTAAAATTGGTATTGATACCAAGGCCAAGAATGTAATAAAAACTAAAAACTGAATAACAAATTCAAAAAATTGTATAACAAATTCGAGTACCTTGCATTTACCCATCGATATACTCCTGATACGGATCTCGTAAATTGCGAATCTTCACTTGTTCGCGTTCGTGTATTGTAATGCGGGCAATTGATACCATCTCTTTCTCAAAGCGATCATAAGCCCATTCTCTGACATCCTCTTCGCTTATTGCGTAGTCAAGAAGGATATCGTCTTCGTCAAATGCGCCCCAGACTTCAAAGGTGTGACTCATTTCAACACCTCTTCAAACTTACCGCTTTCTTTATTCCATTGCAAGCCGCGTTCGCCGAATGTAGTCACTACTGAAGCCCAAACGGCGCGCTTCAAAGCATCCTCTAAGCCTGCTTTGCTAAGATCTGCTACAAACTTATTAGCATCCTTTGCGGCTTTTGCCTTTTCGCTCCATTCTGATACCAAGGCAATCGCTGCCTCTTGCTCTTTGGAGCGTCTGCTTATTGCCGATTTGGTATGTTCTAAGATATCAGCAAGACAAGTAGTCATAGAGTGCAAGCCATCGACATGTACGGGTGCGATTTCCGCGCAATTTTTGGCTACGATGCTATCACTTAGGTCAAAAGTCAATACTCTTTTATTGCCTTGCGTAGTATAGTAGCCTACTAGGTCGCATGACTGCATAAGTAGGTCGTAACTCGCACCCGGTATGAGAGGGCGCTTAATTCGCATATCGCCTTCTTCTTTCTCTTTGGCATGTGCAATGAAAACGACATTCTTACCGCTTAACTTCAGAGGCGTAAAAAACTCTTGGAATGTTCGCTTTGTTTCGCCCCAAAGCTTGATCGTATTTCGAAGAAGTCCGGGGTTATTGATAGTAAGGTGCATTTGCATAAGCTCAATAACAGTGCCTGCAGTATCGATAATGATAGTATCATGCTTGGCTAGGATGCTATCTAGCTCGGCCTTGTTATTCAGCAAGTCTTGCCATGATTCGAACTGCAAGCCGTTTTTAAGCAGTGAGGATCTATGAAGTCCTCGGTCGAAGTCTAGTACAATTGGATTAGGCGCGGTATTCGCGAGTGTGGTCTTGCCGATTCCGGGATCGCCGTATATTAGGACATTCAGTCCGTTTACTTGCATCCCGCCGTTTTGTGTGATTAGTCTCATTTCTTTACTCCTAGTATTCTTTTTAATTCGTTATAGTTTAATAGATACATTGTTTTTTCGCCGTACGGTACTTGTTGTACTTTTCTTAGCACCGCTTCTTTCTCATTCCTTTCATTGCTTGCAGGCCGTCCGACTGCCATATAGTGCAAGAGTCTTCGCGATACTTGGAATAATTCGGCGGCCTCGCGAATAGTCAGCCAGTCACTCATTGCAGCGCTCCATACATATGCATTTCAAAGCGGTTAAGAATGTAGTGTGCGAGTATGATAAATACCACGCCATGCCATAGTTTCAGCTCTCTTTTTTTCATCAGATTAGTCCTTGTAAAATTGCGTAAGTAATAAGCACTCCGATTGATATTCCAAATATCATGCCAACGAGTGCGTTAATTAGATCGTTTTTGTCCTGCGGGCTCATAGTATAGTTCCTCTGCTTGTTTATTGGTTACAATTATCCATTTGCCATGATACGGCAAAACTTGGACTGCACCTGCGGGGTGCATAAAGATTGCAGCTGCTGCTTCTGCAAAACTCTCATAGACTCTCACTGCCTTTAGTTTCATACATCACCTGCGAAAACTGACCAACGTCTGTAATAATAGTACCCATTGCACTCAATGTGGTCGCCTTCTGTGAGTTGGTAAATATACTCTTCCTCACAGTCCAAATCCTTATCCCACGCTTCAGCGATCTCTTTTGCTGCTTGCTCAACTGGGATGCGGAATGAACGATCAAATTGATCGATTTTCCAAACCATTACGCTCATGTTTTTACTCCTTATGTATAAATAGTGGGGGCTTGTGCCCCCGTTTGTAATTAGTAAAGTTCTCTAAAATTTCCGTCCCATCCTTCTGTAGACCAATAAACTATCTTGCCATTATCGTAGTGCTCTTCTATCTTACGTCCGTTCTCATCAAATATTCTTATTGGTCTCATTTCTTGTCCGTAGTGTTCGAGATTATAGATGAAGTCGCAAAGTGAATCCCAAGTAAGGTAAAGTTCGTCTCTCAATTTGATATCAGTTGTGTTCTCTGCTTTTTCTTTTACTACATCTTTAAGATTTTTGAATTCTTCAATTCTATCCTGAATTCTTTGCTGTTCTTTTTTCTCTTTCTTTGTCATGTCCGTTCTCCGTTTGTGTTGTTGCGTTGTTTATTACGGTGCGAACTTACGCAATAGATTAACACTTGTCAAGTTTTTTTTTCATTTACCTAATAATTTCTATCTTTTGCGGTAGGTCAAGCGAGCGTAAGTAGTTGAGTTCGCGGGGAGTTATGGCATAAATAAAAATTTTACTAACTGCAGAGATTTCAGTAAGTTTCTTCACAGCATTTAGCGATGGCACGGCGCAGCGGTATGACTCGCCGTTTTTTTTATGTATTTCTATTTGAATCATTTTAGTATATTTGAATGTCATCATGCTTTATTTTGCAGGTGGCCAAATACTCAAAGCATTGGCGTGCGAAAAGGCTACCCGGGGAAGGTAGCCTTTTTTATATTTGCATTATACGGTTTTTTTTGGTAGGTTGCAATCAGCGGCCCATCATAGCCGTATCTTGTAACTCCCCCCAGAGCTGAAGCCCTGAATGTGTATGACTTTCAGGGCTTTTTATTATAGTAGTCTTCTTTCATGACTTTAAGCATGAATCTGCAAGTAGCTATCTCGCCTTGTGCCATAAGAAGTTGATCGCATTCTTTTACCGCCAAAGATACGGCCTTGTTTATTGGCAATTTCTTTCGAATAGCATAGGCTCTGATAGCTCGCTCTTCTTTTGGGTCTGTAATGCGAATTACCATTAATCGCGTCTCAAGACAATTTGACCTTTGATGGTCGCACCGCTTGCGAAAGTATCAGCGCTTTTGCATTCGGGCACGATATACAAAGTCTTGCTTGTAGCTTGTAGAGCGTAGTTTAGGTTTGGCGAGGCTTGCACTGTGCAAACGCCTGTAGCGCCGTTTACCCAGTCGGCTTCAGCAATATCGATATAACCAACTAAGATATCAAGTTGAGCGGAGCTAAAGGCTTGCGCGGCGTTTTGCGCGGCGGGTGTGATAGCACCACCGAATAGCCAAAGTCTAAGCGCTGGCTTTTGCAAAGTTCCGGAGCTTGTTTCTTTGAGGATAATGCGGTCTATCGTTCCCGAGAAGCCAAGAAAGCGAGCGGCATCGACTGCAATAGCTCCCGAGGTTAGTATATCTCCGCTTGCGTATGCTGAAGTATCAAGCGTTCCGAAGTCGATTGCTTGCAGACGGCGGTCCGAGCCTGTTTGTCCTGTATAAAATTCCATTATGCGTTTCCATGTGATTCGTTATATTCAAAAGGTTTCATCCATATGGCATGAATAAATCCATTGCCTTGTAGGTTTTGGCTTGAGTTAAGGCCATCTATTCTATATCTAATTTGGAAATATGGTGGCCATTCTGCAAGTGAATTTAATGCAGGAACGGGGACTAAAGCATTTACTCTTAATGTAGGATATTGATTAGTATGAACGCTATCGAATCCGATAACAATATCATCTCCTCCGCCTGTAATTACATCAAGTCTATAATTTACTGCATTTTTGTAATTAGTTACTTCAACAAGAGCATCAACAAGCCACCATCCTGGTTTGTTTACCCAAATCTTTGAACTATCTTCGGAATCTATATACATATATGGATTATTTATTTGAGCCCAGTTATAATTGTAAATAGTTCCTTTTTTTTGCCATTTTACATAACCACCAGTTGTAGGAGCTACTGTAAATTCTTCAACTCCTTGCACGCCCCAAATCTCATTTTGACCTTGGATCAAGGCACTACTAGCCGCCGAATACGCTGCAACGCGTGCGAGTTTCATAGTCTCGGCAAGAGTTGCATTATCTTGACCTATTTGCGATTGTGAGTCATTATTATCATTATCCTCATTCTCGATTAAAGTCAGAGCGCTTGGATTATTGCCTATTTCGAAAGCAACTTGCTTGCGTCCTATGCTAGCAGGTCTTACGGGTTCATTAAATTTCATTATTCTGGTTCCCCGTCGATTCGTAGTGTAATATCGCACATACCTTCATAGATTTTGTGCGAGTGTTTTGTTAGGACTGCGAGCGCTGTAGGTTCGCCGTAAATTGACTCAAGCAAAGTATTATAGTCTGCAAGATCGATAGTACATCTTTTTGCGACATCATTAGTCTTAGCGGTTGTAAAGTTGGTAGTCAAAGTAGCCTCTGCTTGCTTTGGCCGTCCGAGAAAGTTTACAAGTCCTTGCGAGATGGTGCTACCGATTCCTGATTTCTGTTGTTCTAATATCATTTGATATTCAGGTAGTTGGTCATATGGTGAAACCGGCACGGTCAAAGCGAAGTCTTCGCCTCCGAAAAATATCGAGCAAAGTGTATTTACTTTTTTAGAATCGTAGATTCCTGTTTCAGGTGATTCCCAAGATAACAAATATCCGGGATTAATTGTCTTACGAAACCATCTATTTAAATTATAATTATTACGATAGGTAATGATAGGCAAATTGTGAAACATGATATTTAGATCTTTGCTATTATCACCGCTTGTGCCTTGCTTGCCATATCCGTACTCGGTTGTATCCTGTTCACCGCTGATTGTTGATATATCTACATTGACTTGATTAAGTCCCTCGGATAGCATCTTTATTTTGACCGAACTGTAAGTATTATCTTGATCGAAAGTCACAAACGGCGTTGTAGGGTACGGATTATCGGCTACCATTGTGACTGTATAAGCATCGGGCGTACCACTTGTAAAAGTATATGAAGCTTTTAGAGTCTCGAGTGAGCCTTCTACGATGTTTTTATAGACTTCATAGAAATTAGTGTATTTCCCGAACATTTTAGGATCTACATGAGCGCCTCCGACAAGAGTCAAAGTTCCTTCAATATACGACCATATCTCCGAGATATACTGCAAATAAGGAGCTATCGGAGTTTGTGACTGATTCTTGTAGAATATCAAAGTTTTAGTATAGAAATCAGCTGCCACAAATGAAGAGGTTAGCTTTTGAGTCATAGCTCTCATATACGCACTATACATCGTGCCTATTTTGGTCGCAAGACGGGTAAACAATTGTATATGATAGTAGCTATTACCATCAAGCACATCGACTGCATAATATGGGTCTAATGATTCGACTGTATTTATATATCCTTCGCCTATTTCTATTCCGTTTAGAGCGGTTCCTTCACCAGTCGAGAAACTAGAATTCCATGCGACCGTATCGGTCGTAGGCTTCAGCGCTTTAGCCCATATATCCTGATTTATAACTTCTCCAATGCAACGAAATATATCGAATATCTCGATAGTATATGTTATCACATTATCAAGCGCTGTTATTTCGAGTTCGTTTTCCGCGCTG